ACCGCCTTTACCGTCCACGTCCCGGCGGAGGGGATAACGAATATCGCCTTGCCGCTCGTGTCTTTCGCCGTCAGCGTCAGTGTGCCGTTCGTGCAGGTGCAGACGCTCCCTTCCGGATACGTCACGCCGATAATCGCGTAGGGGTCGGCCGCCTCAAACGTGCCGGTGATCTTCTCGCCCTTCTTGTCGTGTGCCGTGACGCCCTTGAGGAGCTTCGCAGCCTCGACGGTGTCGCCGGTGAGGTCGATCAGCGTCTCGCCATAGTAGACGATCTTACTGTTCCCCATGCTCAGGCTCCGATCGTGACGGTCATACCTCCGGCAGCATTCGCAGCGCTGGTGTACGGCACGGCGGCAATAACGACCTCAGAGAGGTAGTCATACCCCTCGTCGGGGAGGATCGTCTGTGCCGTCTTGGCCGGGGTCGCGTTCTTGCTCTGCGCGTTGACGCTCTCACCGCCATAGGTACCCTTGACGCCGAGGATCGTCACATCTTTTTTGATATTTCCGGCAATGAGCTTCAGCTTTTCCGCAGCGGCTATGCCGACCTTGCCGCTGCCGTCGTGGTAGCCGAGCTCAATGGTGTACTCGCCGTCCTTGGAGGCAATCTCCCCGGCCGCAGCGCCGCGGTTCGGCATGGTGCCGGTAAGCTTCGCGCCGCGCGCGTAAGCGGTCTCCCCGGCGAGGAGGTCGTCAACGTTCGCGGTCGCGTCGCTCGTGTCGCTATCAAACTCACACGTGCCGATGACGGGGTCACCGGCCTTGTCGTGCGCGGTGATGCCTTTGAGCAGTTTCTCCTTGGTTACGGTGTCGCCGGTGAGATCCATCAGGGTCTCGCCGTAAAAAATGATTTTACTGTTTCCCATTAGTTATCTGCACCTCCTATGTTGCAGGTCTTTCCTCCGGCGGCGTTGGTGGTCTGCTGAAAGGTGACGCCCCGGACGTTCAGGTCCTTGCGCATGACGAGCCCCTCGGTCTCCAGCACCTGTGCCGTCCGGAGCGGCTCGACTTCATACGCGCCGTCATAATAATCATAGATGCCCCCGCCGCTGCCGACGATGGCGGGGCCGAGCTCAACGGTCAGGGCCTCGTCTATCAGCTCGACGGTCAGCCCGCAGCAGCCCATCACAACACCTCCTTGTCGGGTGAGGCGATCACGCTGAAGGCGGTCTTTATCCTCGCCCCGCGGAGGCTTTCTGTGGAAAACTTCGGGCGGATTATCGCCTCATTGACGCCCGGCGTCATAGCCAGCGTCTCCTCCTGCGTCAGAGGGAAAAGAAATCGGCCGGAGGAGTATGTGATCTCGCCGGGATAGCGCTTCTCAATGCCGCCCATCGTGACCTTGACCGCCTGTATATCGGCGGTGGTCACTTCTATGCCGTTGAGTTTGATGGATATCGGGACGCTCAGCGCGTCCCCTTGAAGGATAGTCAGCATGGTGTACCTCCTTATCCGGACTTCGGCACGCCGATCACGTAGTCGATCAGGTACGTGCCGCTGTCGTAAGACAGCTTCACACGATCCCCGGCCTTCAGCGTAAGAGCGGCGTTGCCTTTGTACTTTTTTGTCGACGGTGCGGATTCGCCCGCGAAGATCAGCGTCACGCCGTCGGTCGCGACAGCGCCGACAGTGGCGATCAGGAACTGCGGACGCTCCGCCTCGGCGGCGGACAGGTTGAATAATTCATCCATTACAGCACCGTCCTTTTCGCAGTGTGCTTCATGAGCTCACCGGCGCGGAGCGTGAGGCTCCAGCCGGTCTCCTCATAAATTCCCCCAATGGTCGGGTGATCTATCGCGATAATGTCCCCGACGCCGTGTCCGGCCTCGGCCAGAGTGGAAAACTCGACCGTCTGTGTGCTCAGCTGGGACTCTGTAACGAGCCTCTTCGCGTAAGCGTTAAGCGCTGCCTGGTCGGCGATCTCGTTGACCTTGACCTGCTGGCAGATGCGCATCCCGCGCCGGATGGTGCTTTTAGAAGACACCGGGGAGTCGTTGACTGCGGTCGCTGTCAGAGTCGCGCTCCGGTCGGCGTTTGCGCAGGTGCAGATGAACACGTTAGGCGCGGAGAAGATGTCCGTCCCGGCGCTGTAATCCGGGGCCATAGGCTCTCGCAGAATGTTTCGTGAACTGTACCGGTGCTTGATCCGCTCGACGGCGGGCGCTGCATAAGGCTCAAGATGCGCCAGCCCGTCGCCGTCAAACCAGACGTCGCGGTATACGATCTCGCCCATCAGAGTGTTGATAATGTCGAGCCTCGTTGTACCCGGCTCAAACTCACGGTCAGCCGGAAGCGTGGAGGCGTTGGGGATGATGCGCGTCCGGGCTATGTTTGCCGCCGCGAGCTGCTGCTCAGCTGCGGTTATATAGTTCGTCCCGGCCGCGATGAACAGGCGGCTTTCAATTCGGTCATTTTTCAGTATCCAGCCGCGGTCGTAGGCGGTGATCTGCTGCCGTTCTCCGGTCGTGCTGCCTTGCAGCGTCGGAGTTGTGGGGCGGAAGATGCCCAGGCTCTTCCAGCCGGTGCCGGTGAAGATCATCGGCTGGAGCTCGTCGCGCAGCAGGTCGAACCGCTCATCGGGGATAATAGCTCCGGAGAAGCTGCCCTTTATTTCACCGTCAGCGGCAAACTTGATGTTCGGCGCGTCGTCCGGGGAGAAGAGCAGCTCCGCAAGAAACGCCCCATTGCGCAGGGCGTTGAGCTTGTATCGCGTCTCACGCATCGAGGTCGACCTCCTCCGGATAGCGCATCTGGCTCACGGCGAAACTATAGGAGCTGTAGAACATGCTCTCCGTCTCGCTGAGCGTGTCGAGGATGCCTATGACCATCTTGCCGCCCGGCGTCTTGAGGCAGACGGGAGACCCCATCAGCGCCTCCAGCGCGGCCTTTTCAGCCTCGTCGTCCGTCGCATAACTGACGGATATCGACCGGTCGTAGAACTCTGTCAGCTCCGCCTCCGGGAATTTTCGCCCGGACAGATGCGTCAGGCTGAACGCGCGCGAGGCCTTAATGGTGTTCGTCCTGTGCTGCGCCGTGGAGAGCCTTAAAAACAGCCATTTCCCGGAGCCTAAAGCCGACAGCATGACGGTCTCGGGCATGACGGATACCGTGACCTCGTTCGAGAGCGAGTAGTTATAAGTCCCGTCCGATGCGCAGGCGCGCACTTGATAGCGCACAGTGCCGACGGAGTAGTCGTCCGTATAGCTGTAGTCCGTCGTTTTAGCTATCGCGACGCCGTCGCGGTAGACAACAAACTCGGTCCAGCTCCCGGCGTAGCTCCATGACAGCTCTGCGCGGTGATCCGCGTCGACTGTGAGCACGACGGCCCCGCTCGCGGTGTGGCTGACGGTAAAGGTCGCGCTGCCCCACTCGCTCCACAGTCCATAGCTGTTCTGACTGCGGACGCGGAATGTATGCGCCCCGTCGTCGATGTAGACCGGGCAGCGCCACGTCTTCTCGCTGCCGTACTCGGTGACGTCGATGATGTCGTCAAGCTGTAGCTGATAGGCGCTCTGTTCGCTGGTCTGCCAGTTTATGAGAGGCCGCGGGGAGGCGTCCTTGACTACGATTACGGGCTTGGTCGGGCCTGCGACGACTACAAACGACAGCGCGGCGCTCCACTCTCCGGCAGCGCCGTCGAGGTTGTAGGTGCGTACTCTCCAGTACCATGTCCCCGAGGAGAGGGTACCGGCCGGGGCGGCGTACTCGTTGGCTGCGCCCGTCACAGTGCCGAGCGTTGTCCATGTGCTGCCGTCGGCGCTCTTCTGTAGCTCTGCCTTGGTCTGAGCGCTGCCGCTCTCGTTACTGTGCATCCAGCGGAACGTGATCGCCTGTGTGCCGTCTTCGAGAGAGCTGTCGGGGCTGAGCGGCGTCGCGACAGGAATGGTGTCGGCGGTTGTAAAAGCCGTCCACGCCGAATATGCAGCGCGGCCTAAATTGTCGACTATTTTGAACCGATATTCATAGTTGCCGGACGCGAACAGGTTGGCCGGGGCGGTATAACTTATGCCGGAAGAGGAAACAACGGCAGTTTTGCTGGTGACAGCGGTCGCGCCTGCGGTGCGATATTCAAGAGTGGCACTCTGGGCGGAAAGCGCCGCGAACGATATGGCACTATTCCCAACGCTGGCCATAAACGAGACTTTTTCGGCTCTGTTAACAAAGCTGCCTGCGGCGGGGGAAACCGGAGATACTACAGCGGTGACGTCCGAGTCGCCGAGGGTTGCAATGATAACGGGGGCTTTCTCGGCATGTCTCGAGCTCGCAAAGCGAGCAATTGCTGAGGAAGCTCCACTCATTCGGGATACGTAACAATCCAAACGGAGCCCATATTCTGCGGCAAGAGCGGCTCCATGTGGTTTCAAATTAGCCTGGTTCCATTCGATGGTTGTGTATGAACCAACATAGAAGGAACCCTGAGGTGTTGAATCTATGGCAGGTTGATTTGAATAATTGACGCTGTCTTCGTTGAAGCTTTGCTGCAAACCTTTCAGGAAAGTTTGACAATACGAAAGGCTCTTCCCGGCTCCGCACTTGAAGATCGCCGAGAGAATGGGGCGGTATTTGTACGCCTCCGATGGGGCGTTGAAGCCGAGATAGATATAATAGTTGGCGTCCGGGTAGGTACTGTCATCTGAGTACCACGGGAAGTCAAAGATGTCACCGGTATGCACATTGGTGTCACCCCAGACTTTAGCCACCGCCGCCGACTTATTCGCAGTGAGTGTCAGTGTCGTGCTCATCTCGGCGCTCCCTTCATCCGGCGGACGCGCTGGGCGTCGCGCACTATCTCAATAATGTCGTTGAACTCCTGAATCGTCCGTGCCTCAATGTAGACGTTGACAGGCGCGTCGTAGCCGCCGTCAGCGCGCGTCTCCTGCGCGTTGGCGATGACCGTACCCTGCGGCAGGTAGACGGTCTCCGGGCCGTTCTCGCCGACCCTCGTGCGCCCTCCGGGAAAGTTGTCGTTGCCCCCGGCGTTGTGGAAGTAGTTGCCTGTCCACTGGCCGGTCGTCGGGTCGTAGTAGTTGCCGGTCGAGTCGTAGTAGCTCTCGGTCTTATAGTCCGCACCGTAGAGCGCTTTCTGAATGTTCGACGCCTTATTCGGGTTGAGCCCGAGCGCGGTGCTGATGCGGTCGCCGTTGAGCGTCAGCAGACCGACGATCAGGTTGATCGTATCCGCGATCCACGCGATAGTCCCGGCGACGCCTTGCAGAAGAACGCCGAGAGGCGGCAGCAGGTCGGAAACAAGATCGCCCAGAGGCTCAAGCAGAGATATGGCGCTGTCAAGTATCGAACCGAAAGCGTCAACCGCGCCGGAGTCGACAAGCGCGGTGCCGACCTTCTCTATAAGCTCGCGTGTCTCATTGAGAGCGTCGGACATATACGGCGCGTACTCTGCGCTGATTTGTTTGGTGACGGCCTCCTGAGACTTAAGCAGCCGGTTTTGTGCTTCGTCGACGGCGGTCAGCGCTTTCAGCTGGTCATTGCTTAGGATGTAACCGACGTTTTCCGCCTCAGCCGCGTATTTCTTCAAAGAACCGGAGCCCTGCTCGATAAGCGGGTTGAGCTGCTGCGCGCTTTCGTTGATAAGGCTCATGGCCAGCGCGTCGCGCTCTGCCTGGTTGCTCATCTCGCCGAGCCCGTCTATGACGTCGAGAAACACGTCATAGGAACTGCGGAGGTTGCCCTGTGCGTCGTAGATGGACACGCCGAGCTGGTCAAACTTCGCGGCGGTCTCCTCGTTGCCGTTTGCCGCGTCGGACATCTTTGTGGTTAAGTCTTTAAGGGAATCGGCGAGCTGGTCGGAACTGACGCCGATGAAATCCTCGGCATACTGGAAAGCCTGCAAGTCCGTCGTGCTGACGCCGGTCTGCAAGGACAGCGCCTCAAGCTCCTTAGCCGCTGCCGCGGTCTCCTTGGTGACGTCCATGAGCTTTTTCTCGAGCTTAATGACAATCGCTACAACTGCGGCGATGCCGGCGGCTGCTGCGGCGGTGGAAGCCGGGATTTTGCCGAGGCCTCCCGTAAACTTAGAGATTCCGTCCGGCAGCTTAACACCGAGTTTATCAGCGACAGTATCGAGAACATCGCCAAGAGAAGTCACGCCCCCGGCGGCCGAGCCGGTCGAGCCGGACACATCGTCTAAGGCACCGTCCATGCCCTCAATGGCCGTCTGCGTCCGTCCCATCTCGCCGTAGATGTTGGCGAGCGCGGCCTCGGCGTTGTTGAGCTGAATTATCCAGTTCTGTGTCCGGGAGTCAGCCTCGCCATAAGCCTCGGCGGAGTCGGCGACGGCCTGCTTGAGAGCCTCGACCTTGTCCTTCTGCGTCAGCATCTGACGTTCGAGGATGTCATATTTCTGGGTCAAAAATTCGGCGCTGTCGGTGTTGCCGTCATACTCGGCAGTGAGCTTATTCATCTCGGACTTGAGCACCTTCGCGCCGTTGTTGATCTCGGTTATTGCCCGTCTGAGCTTTTCTTCCCCCGTGACCGTGAACTCGGTATTTACTTTACGTGTCGCCACTTAATCACCTCCGAGGAAAAACTCACGCGCTGACGGTTTATCGCGGTTCTGGAGCGGCTGGGGGCGCTGCTGCGGCAGCAGCACCTTGCACAGAGCGTTCAGGCGGCGCGGGCAGAGCCCGTGCCAGAAGCTCTCCTCCGTGCCGTTGAACCGCATCAGCCAGACCGCGAGCGCCTGCGCAAAATCAATTTTCAGCTCCGGCAGTGCGCCGGAGCTCAGTTTTTTTCGGCGCTCCCTTCGGGAGCGTCCCCGGCCTCTTCTGGGTCGATCATCGCATCCAGCACGAACTTGACGATCTCGACGGCCTCGGTGGTCGCTGCTGCCATGTCCGTGATAGGCGGGAAATACTGCGCGACGCTGCGGGAGTCGAAGCGCTCCGGGAGCTTCATCTGATAAGCGGCCTCGTTGAGCATTGCCGCCAGCGCGACGGAAGCGACCTTGAGGTAATTCGAGGGCTTGAGCAGCTCCCGGAAGCCGCCGAGCTCCGCCTGTATATCGGCGATGACGTTGTAGTTAACGGTCAGGGGATAGACCTTGCCGTCAATCGTCTTGGGCATAACCACGCTGCGGATGTCGCTCATTCGGACACCCCCAGACAGGCCTTACACCATGCCAGCGCCGCGGCCTCGGTGGCAAACTCCGCGATTTCGATCTGAGACCACGGGGAGCCGTCGCTCTGAGTGCCGTCGGGGTCGACGAACTCGCCCGTCGTGGTCGGGGTCGTCCACTGGATGCTGTCGTTTTCGGTCTGATAGGACATGCTCGGAGGACCGAACATTGCCTTGTGTACAAACACGCCGATGTAGCCGTCACCGGATGCCTCGTCTGCCGGGACGTAGGTTGCGATGCCCACGTAACGGCCGCCGCTGTTGCGGTTGTAGCCGATGCTCTTAACGGCAGTGCTGCTGCCGGTGCCGACATTGCGGCTGTACTCGGTCGCGGCGAAAATGGATTTCTGTATGCTCTGCGGGAGATCCTCGACGTTGAGCGAGATCGAGCCGCCGGTGAGCTTCTTCTTGTACCGGCTCAGCGCGCCGGAGGAGTAGAGACGGCCTTCGGCAAACTTGAGGTCGAACGTCGCTGTGATGCCGCGGCCGAGAACCTGCTGGTTGGCGTAGGATATCGCACCGTCAGAGTACGAGTATTCGCCGAACCAGATGTCCCTCAGGCCATACGGTACATAATGTTTTTCGTTAGCCATGTGTCAGTCCTTTCTAAAATCCCTTGGATTTGAGCCAATCATCATAAACTTTGAACTCCGCGGCGACTACGTCGTCCGCGCTTTCTTCGTTAGCCGTGCGCATCCACTGCCGCGGCTGTATGCCGCGCTTCGGGGCTCCGAACTCCCACACAAAGCCGACGTCGTTGTTAGTCGGCGGCTTGGCGTAGGTGTGCAGCGGATTTACCCGGTTAACATTGGAGACCGAGAGCACGTGCGGCTCGGCCTTGCGCCTCCCCTTAGGGTAGGCCAGATAGTAGATGCGCCCGTCCTTCCCGGTCTTGCGCACTGCAACGATGCTGTTCATCAGCTGCCCGGTCTTGACGAGCCCCATCCGGCGCAGTGACCGGCGCATCGCTTCAACGCCGACCTTGCTGCCGGCCTGAAGCATCTCGTCGATCACGTCCTCCGGGATCTCTGCGATCTGCTGCATGTCCAGCATGAGCTGGCCGACGTCGGAGGAGAACTTAGCCATCCCCCAGCGCCTCCTTGCCCTCGAACTCAAACACCCAGTGCTGCCCGTCGCCGTCGTAGGCGTCGGTGATCTGCGGCCACGTGAAGCCCGCGTGCCACAGAGCCCGGCAGAGCTCACGGCGGAGCGTTACGGAAGCAGCGCCCCGCGGGAGCATGAGGTGCAGCTGACACAGATAGGTGATGCGCCGAGGCTTTCCGGAAGAGTGCAGCTGGGGCATCTCGTCATAGTTGTAGGTGCAATAGGTGAGGGCGCTGCCCTCATAGATCTGCGGCGCGACCTCCGGCACGACCGGCGTCACAGCTGCGGTGATGCGTTCGTCTATCGTCATCGCGTCACCTCCGCGCAGCTCAGCTCTAACGTACCGTACCCGGTCGGATACGTGCGCTCGATGCTGTACCGGTGCCCGTCGTGCTCAAGCACGGTCTGACCGTCGTAGTCGAACTCGTTGATCTCTGCGACCATGGACAGCCTGACGCCGGCTTTGAGAGCCTCGTAAAACTCTGTGCGGCCGACGCCCTGGGAGACGGAGCAGAGAACCTCGGTCGGCACGTCATCCGTCGTGTAGTGCTTGGAGTCGTCATAGGTCTTCTTAACTCCGATGAGCTTACACAGATCTGTGAACGGTGTCCGGTTACTCTTCATCGTCGTCACCCCCGTTGTAGACCCCGCACAGCGCCATCGAATCACGCAGCGCCTTGTATGCGCTGAACCAGAACTCGCCGTTGCCCTGATAGTTGAACCAGTAACGGCAGTAGTTCTTAATAGCCTGAACGACGAGGGGGTCGGCGTTGCAGGCATTGTCCACGCTCTCCGCTCCGCCGATGTGGAGATCGAGGCAGGCCGCGTTTATAGTCGCCTCGATCTCGCTGTCGAGCCTTGTGTGGGAGATCCCGCCGAGGGAGAGCTTTACATCATCGAGAATTGCCACTTAAGCACCTCCCGTGCACTTGTGCCCGAATCGGGCACATTAGCCGCCCGCTGCCTTCTTGTTGGTCAGCGTGATAAGGCTCTGATGCTCAACGCTCTTGCCGTCGCAGACCTCAATCGCAACGGTGACTTCGTCGTCGGTCTTGTCGTCGGTGTAGCGGCGGAAGCGGAGCGCAACGCCGCTGTTGAAAATGTAATTGCGGAAGCTGTAGAGCGCGGCGCAGATGGTGTCGGCGGTCGGATTGGGGTTTGCGTCAGCCATGTAGGCTTTGTTGACGAGCTCGACGCGGCGGCCGAGGATGTAATACTCAGGCTTGCCGTTGAGGCCGTAATTGACGCGGGCGACAGGCTGACCGTCGGCATCTACCATGCCCTGAATCTCTTTCATAAAGGTCGACTTGGTCATTACCCAGATGGCCTCGTCGTCTTCCTCAAGACCCTCGGCGGCGCACAGATCGTCGTAAGAGATATGCTTGGTGTTGGCAATGTCGATGTTGCCCGTGGCGGTCTCGGTCAGGAAGCCCTTGGGCTGGCCGCTGCCGGTGCCCTTAAAGATGGCGGTTTCTTCGGCCTTGACGATCGCCTCGGCGATGTTCTGAGCAATCTGGGCCTCGAAGAAGCCGTAAGCCATGTTGTTCATCTCGTAGCTGACGCGGACTGCGCAGCGCAGCTTGTGGTAAGAGAACGAGATGAAAGAGACGGCCTTCTTCTGGGTGTCGGAGCCTGCGCCTTCGGCGACCCACGTCGCAGTCGGCTTGACGCTGGAGGTGGGCACGGACATGCCGCCGGGAAAGTTCGTGCGGGTGACGAGCGGCAGGATGTTGCCGACGCGCTCCATCGCCTCAAAGATCTTCTGAACGGTCGTGGTCGGGATGACTACGGACGCATCGCTGGTCTTGGTGTTCTGGTCGGCGTTGGAGAACTTCTCGGGGATGGGGACGCCGCGGCAGACGTATGCCTGGAACGCCGCTTTATACTCGGCGGAGTCGTACATATCGTCGGGCGCGCCCTGCTCGTAGCGGCCGACTACGTTGCCGAACTGCGGGTTGACGGCAGCGGCGGCAAAGTCGGGACCGGTGACGCGGTCCTTGAGCGCGTCAAGGTTTGCCTGGCGCTTGCTGGACTCCTCGTACTCATTGTCGAGGGTTTCAATCTGCTTGGTGACATCCTCGAACTTCTCGGTATCACCGGCGTCCAGAAGCTGCTGGGCCTGATTCATGAGTTCGCCGCGCTTCTGGAGGTAGGTTTCTTTCTTCATGTGAGTGATCTTCCTTTCAGTTCATAAAATTTGAGTTTGGCCTTGGCTTTTATCAGATCGTCCGAGGGCTCGCCCTCGGGCGGTTTGATCGAGTTGCGCATCTTGTTAATAACTTCCGCAGGCAGCACCGTGCAGCAGGCGGCTGTGATGCGGACGGCGGGCTCGCTGACCTTGTCGATCAGCCCTTTCTCCACAGCGTCAGCCGCGGAGAGCCACGTCTCCTCGTCCATGAGCTTCAGTGCCGCATCAAGCGTCATGCCGGTTTTCTCCACATAGGCGGCGGCAATCGTCTCGTTCGCCTTGCGGAGGACGTCGCTGTGCTTGTCCATGGTGTGGTAGTCCCCGGCAGCGCTGCCGGACACGTTGTGGACCATGACCATTCCCGTCGGCGAGATGTCCGACGGGCCTGCACAGGCGATCACCGAGGCCGCAGATGCAGCAAGGCCGGTCACATGCAATGCGACCGGCCCTTTGTAGGCTCTGAGCTCAGAGTATATTTCCGACCCGGCGAAGATATCGCCGCCGCCGGAGTTTATATAAACATCAACGGGTTCGCCTCTGGCCCTCGCCAGAGCGTCCCTGATCGGCTTCGGGCTCGTGTTCTCAATCCCGAACCAATCGTAGATCCAGGCCTCATCGCTGTTAACGATGGTGCCCTTTACATCAATTCTCACCGGATGATGCCCCCTCTCCTATTTGCTTTGTCGGCGCGGTGTCAAGACGCCGTATCGGCTCATCGCCGCCGTCGACCGGTGCGAGGTTGAACGCAGCGCGCCACTCGTTTGGCGTGAGAGCGCCGCGGTCGACGAGTGAAACAAGGTTGAGCTTGGTCTGCATGCTGGCGCAGTCCCATGCGCTTGCCTCGAATACGATCTTGTTCCCGAAGGCTCGCGCCTTGCGGGAAAACAGTTTCCGGGTGAACTCCTCGCTGAGCTGGTTCTGCACCCACTCGACCTCGCTGTCGAAGTGCGCGCCCCACTCTGCCTCGCTGCGCGAGGTGTCAACGACCTTCTGATTAGTTCCGAAAAGCGAATAAATGCGCTTCGTGGTTCGGTCCATCTGCGCGGCGTTCGGCACATAGTCGGTCGGGTTGACCTGCACGGCGTCAGCCTTCGCGTCGACCGCGGCCACTCCGCGGCCGTTTTCGACGTCGAGGAACGCCTTGGCGAAGCTGTTCGCCTGCTCTTCAACGTCCTTCTTCCGCATCGAGCTGTTGAGCTTCAGCAGCCATCGGATGACCGAGCTGTTTTTGACGGCCTTGACAATGCCTTGGTCTGTGACGGACACGATCTGCATCAGCGGTTCGAGCGCCGGAAATATCGGAGTCCCAAAGATATCGTCCTTGTGGAAGTTATCCCGCAGGTGAATCACGTCCGTGTACCTGAAGGTAAAAATTTTGCCGTTGTTGAAAAAGAACTTGAGGAACAGCTCGCCGCTGCGGTCGTAAATGGCCTCGCATCCGGAGGCCGATATCGGATAGATATTGACCGGCAGCCCGTTGTCATCGCGCAGGATCAGCGCAAAAGCGTTCTGGTTGAGCTTGAGCTGAGTCATCAGCTTCTCGCGGAACACCGAGCCCGTCATCCACGGGTTCGGCTCCTCAAGCAGGAAACGGATATAAGGCTCCGGGTTTATGTCAATCTTGCGCTTGCCGTCGGCGGTAAAGCTTTCCCGGACGTGCTTCGGCGTCAGCTTGCCGACGGCTTTCACGTCCTGCCGAATGGCTGAGAGGACAATGTCGCTTTGGTAAGCTTTGCCGTTCCAGGCAAAGAAGCCGTTGCCGCGTTCAGTCACAAGGTCGACGCGGGAAATTGTCTTATTTGTAAATCTGTCGAATATGCTCAAAGCATCACTCCCTATGCGATCAGGTCGCGGTATTCGTCCTGCTTGTCCAGGAACACGGTGTACGCGTCCAGCAGCGCAGCCGTGCCGTCAATGCGGCGGGTCGGCTTGCTGGTCTTGTGCGGCTGAATGTTGCCGTTAACGTCCTCATCGTAAGCCGTATTCGCCAGGCACCACTTGTCGATCGGATTGTTGTTGTAGATGATGCGCTTGCTGCCGAGGTCATTGCCGAGGCGCTTCATCGGCTCGCTGAGAGTCTTCTTCCCCTGCACGACCGGGATCATTGACATCTTGCCGAAGTAGTCAGCCATGTCCTCAACGAAGTAGGTCGCGCTCCAGCTGTCGTATCCGACGTAGGGGATGTAGATGTCCAGCTCCTCCTGAACGTAGACAAACCACTCCTTGACGTACTTCGCGTGAACGTGGTTGCCGGGGCTGAGCTGAACCAGCCCGCGGTCGACCCACTTGTCATACGGGATCTTGTCCTCGTTGACTCGCTTGGTGAGAAGATCCTCGGCCAGCCAGTACATAGAGATCGAGAAGATCTTCTCACACCCGGGAACCTGGAAGATGACACGGGCGGCCGTGAGGTCGGTCGTGCTCGACAGGTCAACGCCGCCGATACCGTAGGTCGGATACGGCAGCACCTCTTCAACGCCGTCATGCACCCATACGAAGATCCGCTCCGAGGGGTTGAGCTTGTACGTGTCGCGGCAGTCGAGCTCCTCAAAGGTGAGCCATGCCTCGGAGCTGGTCTCGCGGATGTTAAACTCCTTACAGACCAGATTCTTGACAAGCGCGGGGTTTGCCTTGGCCTTCTCGACCTTCTCTGCGAGCGTTCTGTAGCTCTTGATGGTGCCGAGGCCGGGATTGGCCTTTTTCCAGCAGGCAGGGTCTGTCCACTCCGCGCGGGCGTCGAGCTCGTAGACGAACGCGATGAGGCGGTCGTCGTGATAGCCGTCAGGATCGTCATAGCCGTTAATGACCCGCTCGATTTCCTCGTACTTCTCGTCGTACAGATCCTCACGAATCTTGCCAGCGGTCGAGGTGATGAACAGCAGCGGCTGCTCGCGGGCAGACATACCGTCGGCAATGATGTCGTACAGCTGCCGCCCGTTCTTCCACTGGTGAATCTCGTCGAGCAGCGCGCAATGAACGTTGAGACCGTCCAGCGTGTCGCTGTCGGAGGACAGCGGCTTGAATATGCCGTCGTTGTAGTCGCTGGCGATCTCGCCGACGAGCGGCCGCACACGCTTGAGCAGCGTCGGGGACTTCTGCACCATGCGCTTTGCCTCGGACCAGATGATTTTAGCCTGGTCGCGCTTGGTAGCGACCGCGTAGACTTCCGGGCCGGGCTCGGAATCGGCAAGCTGCATGTACAGGCCTATCGCCGAGGCGAGCAGGCTCTTGCCGTTCTTCTTGCCGACGATTAGGATCGCCTCGCGGTACTGCCGGTTGCCCTCAATGTCGACGAAACCGAACACCGTCGCAAGCATCGCTTTTTCCCAAAGCTCAAGCTGAATGAGCTGACCGCCGAGCTTGCCCTTGGAGTGCCGGCAGTAGTTCTCGACGAACTCGATCACGTGGTTAGCGCGCCGCGGGTCGTAGAAATACTCCGAGCCTTCTCCGTCCATGCGGCGGACTATGTGCCGGTACGTCCGGTAGATCTTCTGCGAGACGACTTCCTGTCCGCTCTCGATTTTCGTCCAGTACTCGCGTATCGGGGCAAAAGTGAGGGGATACGACCTGCGCTTTGTCACGGGTCATCACGCCCCGTGACGAAACTGCCGAAGCCGTCGTCCTCGCTGTTGCCGGCAACGGCGGGGAGCATGGAGTCGAGCTGCCGGATGATCTTCTGGTAGTTCCCGTTCAGGCTCTGGTAACTCTGCCCCTGCGGACGGGCACGGGCATAAGGCTCAACGTTTGCAGACTGGGTAAACATCTCAGTCCAGCCGTTCTCCTTGATGTCGGCTTCGAGATCCTCGCACTCGATGCGCATGAAAGCGGCGCGTTCGATGAGCGGAGCGGCGAGTTTCTGGCGAACGGGGTCTATGTCCTGGTAGATGGATTCAAGCCGTTTTTTCTCGGCTTTTATCCGGTCAGCTTTGGTCTTTGGCTTTGCATTTCGTCCCATTTTCGCCCTCCTTTCGCGGCTTTTCCTCATGTGCGCGGGGTCTTTGTTGATATTTTTCTTCTGCCCGATTTTTTCGCTTTCGGTGGGGGGCCTTGCGCGACCCTGTGTATTCTCCCGAGGCTGGGCGGCGGTCAGGAGCGGCCGAGGCCGCAGAAAAATTACGGGGGGATAGGGTCTCCGTCAGCGTCGAAGCGGATCGGCGGCGTAAGCGACGGCGCGACGCCGTGCCCGGGATACTTGTCGTGACATTCTTTGCAGACCCAGCGGAGATTTGCATGGTTAAGTGCAATGTCCGGATCGTTGACGGTCGCGGCCGTCAGCATGACCGGCCAGTGATGCGCGATGTAGCCGAGCCTCTCGCCGCAGTCCATACACATCCCGCCGTCGATCGCGCGGCGCTTGGCGATGAATGCAGCGCGGCAGCGCAGCCACGCCTTGCCGGAGTAGAACCCTCTTGCCCAGGATTGACTCATACACGGACACCCGGCCCTTTCTTCCCCGTGCGCCGGCTATCGCCTCGGCGCTGTCCGGGAAACGAAAAAGAGCCGGGGCCAGCAACAAACACACTCATGTGTCTATCACTGGCCCCGGCTCTCAAAGCACTGGCCCCGACTGATGTCGATCCGATGTTCGGTTTTGCAGAAACGGCAGAAGACGATCAGGTTGGTCGCCGTCGTGTCCGGCTCGATCTTGAGCAGCTTTTTATTGCCGCGGCAGGTCGGGCACTGGAGGAACCCGTCTTTCACTGTTAGTCTAACAGAAAAGTCTTGAGATTGCAATACTTTTCAGCACTCCTTTCCTTTTAATAACATAGGTTTCAAGCCAGAAAAAATTTATAAAAAAGATTTCCGGTGCCCGAATAGGGCACAATCTACGACCGGCGTCTGCGGTGCCGCCGAACCTTAAGCGCGTTGTTATAAGCGTACTTGATGTACTGCCATTCGCCGCGGCTGCGGACGTCCTCAAACACTGTCGTGTCCTTCGGCACACGCAGCGGCGAGAACTCCCGCACGGAGAAGCTCTCAACTTCCGGCTTCTTGGCGTTTCGTGTGTAGCTCCATGAGCGCTGCCCGACCTTGTCCCGTTCCTCCTTGGCCATGTACCGGGCTAAGGTCTCATAGTTCTTCTTCTTATCGACACGCAGCGCGTTAAACTCACACTCGCCCTGCCCCCATAGCCGGAGCATTTCCTCGTAGTCGTTGCCGGTAGCGTTGCACGCTATATGTATATGCCAGCGCCCCTCGCCGTGCAGATGCTCGATCGACCAGAACATGACGAGGTTCTGCCCTCGTTCCTCACGCGCCGCCCGGAGTTTGTCGAGAAACCACTTGAATTTATTCCGAACCTGCTCGCGGGTCTCCGGGAGGTGATAGTCGTCGAAGGTCAGACACCCGACGACGTCTCCCTTGACGAGGTTCGCCGCGAGCAGCAGCTCAAGTTTCTGCCATGAATAGATAGCGTTCATCCGGCGCTGCGCTTCCGAGCTTGTCCCGGTGCGCCGCCGGCCATTTGAGCTGCTGCCGCCTGAGCGATACGGGTATATGATCTCCTTGACCAGCGGCCCGGCCGATATGATCTTTTTGCGGTAAGCCATGTGCATACTCCTGACGTCCTCTGCCTCATGGCCATAGACCGCAATGTTTAATTAATTGTTTGTCACAGTTTGTGCAGCTCCCTTACCGCTGCATCAAAACACCTCGCGACCTTCGCAACGCAATCGACGCACATCCAGTATTTGTGATATTTTGTTGAAAGATGCTTGCCGTCGTTATACTTCGTTTCCGGTACTGTTAGTTTGAGAACAGTGCCAGCCTTGCGGCACCCGGAACAAACACAATTATTCTGCTCACTGATGTGAGCACGAAACTCCACATCTGGGAGATAGTTAATGCCAGGTTCATTCATCATCCAGCACCTCCGGGTTTGTCCCTACGTCTGCCGAGCCGAATGTGGAGCAATATGCTATCGGTGCGGCGAACGGAAGCTCTATGAGCCGACAGGCGGGACGCTTGCCAAGTACCGGAAACGGCGGCTTGGTGTCATATTCGTCTTTTTCATAATAAGCCATGCAGTTGTCTGCACTGCAAAGGCCAAAGGCCTGACCATTAGTCTGACCGCTGGGAAGGCGGGTGGTTACGCGCTTAAATGGACAAAGCATTGTTAACTTCCTCCTTATCACAGTTTGTGTTGCTTACCGTCTCTGGTGACGATTTTGATATCATATCTTACCTCACGCGGTGCATAGTATTTGCCACAGGCCGCTTTGAGCGCGGCCTCCTGCTTTGCGATGGCGTACTCGTTATCTTTGGTGTCGCCCTTTTCCAGCTCGCGGATCTCCGCGTACTTGGCATTGAAAGCGTCGTGGAAGCGCTTCAGCCGTTCCTCACCGAACCCGAAGCCCTCAGCAAGTGCGAGGCACACCGCATCAAGCGTCTGCTGCTCGGTGTAGGCGATCACTCTGATCGTCCACAGTTCGCGTTCGGCCTTTTGCCGGGCGAGTAGTCCGCTTTTACTCACTCTTCGTCCAGCCCCTCCGTGTTCACGCCCGCGTCTGCCCGCGTCTCGGCGGCTACATAGAGCTGGAACATTCGGCGCAGCTCCGAGCGTAGGATGCTGTTCTCGGTCTGCTTGCAGGCAAGCTTATGTTTGAGGTTCGCGGCGTTCTCTTCTGCTTCGTCCTCCCTCTTATCATTCTCTCTTGCCAGCTCTACCAGATTCTCAAGGGCAGATGCGGCCTCGGTGCACAGTGCGCCGCACGCTTGTTCAGGCATAAGGCACCCGTCGCACTCTCCCCTGCCGCAGATGCGTAGGGCTTTAATGATTTCCTCGTTTGTCATGTTTCATTTCCTCCCTTCACTGTTTCCGCGGCACGCGGTACCATGCAGTGACTACAGCGTCGGTGGGCAGCGCCCAAACTCCGTCGTAGTATATACAGATGCCTGTAAAATCTGGAGATGTTTCATCGTCGTCCGCTGCGCGGTATCTGACTAAGTAGTTTCCGTTCTCCGGCGGCTCCCCGGTCTGCCACTTCGGCTCCGCCGTGCCGGTGCCCGATTCGGGCACATCGCGGCCGAAGAGATAATCCAGCGAGCAGCCGAGAAGATCGGCCAGCTTGACGAGGTGCGCTATGGTGTCTCGGCCTATGACGCAGCCGAACGGAGGCCAGGTGTCTGCCGTGAGCTTGCCGCCGCCGTCGAGCAGCGGGGTCGCACTCTGAGGCGGCCACGAGCCGTAGATGCCGGCCTTGTCGCAGAGCTCGTTGTAATCGACGCCCGCCCTCTTGCAGGCCTCGCCCATGCGGTTCCACATCAGCCGCAGCGCGTCGACTGCCGACCTGTCGCGTTCGGCCTGCACCGCAGCTTCCGCGGCCTTGGCCTCTTTTCTCTCGGCCTTCCGCTGCGCCTTAACTTCCGCCATGCGGGAGCAGCTCTTTGAGCAGGTCGCAAGCTCGTCGCAGTCGTAGCAGCAGCCGGAGCCGCAGTGCGTATAACCTCGCCAGCCGTTGGAGTAAAGCTTATCCACCATATTCGGAACGTTGACGCAGGTTCCGCCCTGCTCGCAGCGGCAGACCATTTTGCTGAAACGCTGGATGTCCTCGCCCTGATCTTTGACCCTGCTGGAATAAAGGTACCTGATGTCGTCTCTGTCTTTCCGCGTCGCGCGGTCAACGATGACACGCTGGGTGTCGACCGGCAGCTTGGCGAGCTCGTAGGCCGTGTCCTCCGGCAGTTTGCCCCTTTCGTAATACCCGGCGTAGATGTCCGGCGCGAGCTTTTCGCGAATGACCTTCAGGCGGGACAGCTTCGACTTGCTCACCTTGCAGGCCTCGGCGACGTGGTCGCGCATCCTGCCGGGGAACTCGACGCCCTCCTCCTTGAGCTGGTAGAGCAGCGCCTCGACGCGCTCGGCCTGCTTGGAGATATCCGCGGAGGACATCCGGCGGGTGTCGGAGTTGGCGTAGATCAGGCGCAGCTCACGCAGCGCCTCGCTGCCGCCCTCGGCCTCGACGATGCAGGGCACCGTCTCAAAGGCCTTGTTGCCGTCCTCGACGATCTTGCGCATCGCCGCCGTGCGGCGGTGGCCGCTGACGATGATGTACTCGCCGCTGTGCTCCGCATCGCGGCGGACGCGGACGGGCTGCTGTAGCCCCGCAAACTCGATGTTTTCGGCAAGCTCCTCGATGCCGTCGAGGGAGTAGAAGTTGTTCGGGTCGTCGTGCAGCTTGTCGAGCCCTATGTACTCGATGCGCTCACGGCCGTCATTTGTGCCTGCTTCGGGCACATTCTTGAGCACCGATGCTAAATCGAATCCCATGACCGCACCTCCTCACGTCAGCGCCGCGACGACGCGGCGGTAATCGACGCCCGCCGCACTCTTCGGCGAGCTGATAACAAGCGGCTCCTGCGCAAAGGTCATGTCGTCGACCTTGTTCGTGCGCCGAACATGCGGCAGCACCGGGAGCCCGAACTCGCGCAGCATCTTCTCGGCCTCAATGATGTTGTCTGACTTATACCACATCGTCGGCAGTATGCCGGCGACGGTGAGGCTGTCGTTGATCTTGCGCATGTTGCTGACCTGCTGCATGATGTTTGCCATCCCGCGCAGGGAAAATGCGTCGAGCTTGATCGGGATGATGACCTCGTCCGCTGCCACCAGCGCTGCGGCAGAGGCCGCATTGAACGCCGGCGGGCAGTCGATGATCATCCGGTCGTACCTGCCGTCCAGCTCCGCGGCCAGCTCACGCAGGCACACGGCGGAGGCGCTGCCGGTCTCGATCTTCGTCAGGTCGAGGTCCATCAGGCTGTCGTCTCCCGGCAGGAGGTCGACGCCGTCGAAACGGCTGTGCTCGATGCACGGCGCGAGGCCGCGCAGCATGTCGGCGAGGGTGCCGGGGTGCACCGCGTCTCGCTGAAAAAACTCGGTGCAGTTGCATTGGCTGTCCGCGTCCACTAACAGGACGCGCTGCTTGTAGTCCTTGGCCAGTATCGCGGCCATGTTCAGGGCTGTCGTCGTCTTGGCAACGCCGCCCTTGAGGTTAATAATCGCGGTTGTTCTCATCGTTGTGGTCCTCCAGACTCTGATTTTGCTTAAAATTTGAATGACTCGTAAAGTGTCGCGCCGCCCGCCTGGTACCGTGCCCTGTACCACCGGTGCGCCCAGTTGATCTCGACGATCTCGCCCTCGACGTCACCCTTGACGCCGTATGAGCTGAGGGAATTCGTGTCGCTAAACTGCGTCCATGCTGAGGGGATGAATCAAATCTTGTCTCCAATCTTCGTCGTGCCTCACCTCCTAAAACGGGAGTTCGTCGCCGTTGTCCGGCAGCTCTTTGAATGTCACCTGATCCGGCGGCGGGGTCTTGCCGTTGCGCTGTGCAGTCGTGAATCTCATGTGCTCCGGGTCGAAGTCAAGCCGGACGCTGCCGAGTGCGCCGTCCTTATTCTTGTCGACGATCAGAACGCGCTGGCTCCTGTAATCCTTCGGGTCGGCGAGATCCATCATCAGGATCGCCTCGGCGTCCTGGAGGAGCTGCCGGCTCTCGCGGAGATCCTCCTTGCGCAGCTGCCGGCGCTTGCCGTCCTTTCCGGGTTCCGGCGGCGTCACCTGCGACAGTGCTACCACCGTCACACCGAGCTCCTGCGCCATCGAGTGCAGCGCCATTGACGTCGCCGTCACGGTCTCGAACCGGCTGTCCCGGCTCCGGCCGGGGACGAGCTGAACGTAATCGATAAAGATCACGTCGTACTGCCCGCAGAGCGTCTCTGCCCGGAGGTCGTCCACCGTCATCCCGGCGGACTCCTGTATGTACAGCGGTATGCGTTCGGAACGCTCCGCCTCGGCCATCGCCCGGCGGGCGACGTGCTCGGATATGTTCTTCGCCTTGATGTCCGACAGCCGCGCGTCTGCGGTGTTCGCGATCGTGCGGTCGGCCGACGCCTCAAGGCTCGTCTCGTAGCTGAAGAAGCAGACCCGGCTCCCGCCCGCTGCGATGTTGTACGCGAGCTGGAGGGAGAATGCCGTCTTGCCGACGGAGCTGTCCGCGCCTATGACGACGAAGCTGCCACGGCTGATCCTGACCTTCTTGTCCAGCGCCTCGATCCCAAACTTGAGGAAGTCCGGCGGCGTCGGGTCGTTCATGCGGTCGAAGAAGTCCGCGAGGATCTCCGTGTAGTTCCGGACTCGCCGCCCGGGCCTCACACTCAGCATCCCCTGAGCCTCGACAAGGAGCCTCCGCCCGTCCTCCGCGCTGGCCGCCTCTGTGAGCGCCTGCCCCAGATCGCGGATGCGTGTCAGCATCGCGCCGTCCTTGAGGAGCTTCACATATTCGCGCCAGTTATTCGCCGTCGGCGTCAGCTGGAGTATCTCGCGCACTTGCTGCGAATACGCAGCGCCGACATGCTCCACGAGCGTCACGGCGTCGAGCGTCTCGCGCTTGAGGAATATCTCCCGCGCCGCGGTGAAGAGGTTTCGCTTGACGGGATCGGAGAAGTCCTCCGGCCTGACCACGTGCATGATCTGTCCCGCGAGCTTCTCCGGCTCTATCAGCAGCGAGCCGAGGACTGCCGTCTGCGCGTCGTAATAGGCCGAGTAGTCGGTCAGGTCCATTCTTCTCGCTCCCCTCCGTCGTCGCTTATCCCGGTCGCTGCGGCCGGGGCCTCGTCGATCTCATCGGCGTCGAGCCAGAGCCGCCCGTTGAGGTAGGAGCTGAGGTGCGGCACCCCTATGCCGCGGCTCCATTCGTCTGTCCGGAGCTGCCTCATAAGCGCCTTAGCAATGGTGTCGATCAGCTCGTCCGATGGCTTGAGCTTGTCCCATGCCCTCATTGCCCGCTGCTTGCTGCCGCGCTTGGAGTGCGGGTAGAAGCTCCAGAGCTTGGAGAAGCGCTCCGGCTTATGCTTCGGTTCAGAAACACACACATCATCCCCCTGGGGGGATATAGGGGGGTTATTGTTAATATATATATTATTCTCTTCCCCATTTTTGGGGATAGGGTATCCGTTATTTTGGGGATACCTATCCCCATTTTTAGGGATAGGGTCAGGCACTACGACACTCACGCGGTCGACGTAGATTTTTCGGTCTGAAACCGCGCCTTTTTCGTCGCGTACGACCTCGATCTGTATGTAGCCTTTCTTCTCAAGCGTCCCGATCAGATCACTGACGGTCTTCTTGGACAGTCCGAAAAGCTCGCTCAGGTACTTGTTTGTCGCCCAGCAAAAACCGGTGCTGTCCGCAAGCGCCGTGATCTCTGCATAGATGAGCTTCGCATTGGGGCGCAGCTCTTCGTCATACCTCACCCTTGCGGGCAGCACTGCCCAGTACCCGGGCTTCCGGCATAATGCGCCTGTAGCCATAGTCTCTCCTCCTCTTTTCCGAGTGCTCTCGATATGCGGCACCGTCCCCGATGCCGCAGGTTCCAAAGCGCTCACAGATCAATACCGTAGTGTTCCGCAAGCTGGCGGATGATCCGGCCTCCAAATGCGTCCTTAGTCAGGTCGATAAACTCCTCTGGGGTCATGGCGTCGTTCATGTTAAGCTCATGATCCTGCGCGAAGGCGTCACGCCCCTGCGTGCAGCTGCCCGTGAGGCGATGGTGCCAGTCATAGAAGTCCGCGACGGTGTAGGCCTCGCCCGGTGTGAACTTCTCCCGGAACGCCTCAAGCTTTTCCTCAATGGGCATATCGTCAAAAAGCTTCTCCTCCAGCGCTGCCTGAGCTGCGTGGAGATCCTCACCGTGCGCGAACTTTCCGCCGCCCTTAACGACGAATGTCCTGCGCTTCGACAGATCTGCCATCACGATAAAACCCATCGCGACAGAGCCGCGGAGCCCGGTGATGATCGTCGGCACACCGTCGATCATGTAGACAGGTTCTCCACAGATGCTCTTTAAGCCGTAGCCGTCGCCGTCGCCGTCGCCGTAGCCGGAGCCGTAGCCGGAGCCGTAGCCGGAGCCGTCGCCGTAGCCGTCGCCGTAGCCGTAGCCGGAGCCGTCGCCGTAGCCGGAGCCGGAGCCGTCGCCGTAGCCGTAACCG